ATATGCACCGTCAAAAAGTGGAGTTCACTTTAAAACTACGCGGTAGAGATATGCACTTATTTTTAGAAGCAGCTAAAACCGCTGAGATGCTTTGGGTTGATAATAAGCATTGGTTGAGCGCTCCGGTAAACGGGCCACGTATAGATACGCGAGCTATGTCCGAGATCAGGCTAGGGGAGAACCTAAAAGCCATAGCGGCATTTATGCCCCCCCCCCCCCCGAACTTGATGGGGAGTTAGTGGCCTAACCCTTATCTTTACCTTTAATGCCGTAATCCTTTTGAGATGGATCAACACCCTTTAAAATTGGTGCGATGATCGCAGCTACAAAAGCATTAGCTAGCAGTTTGGGATCGGTAATACCGGACATATATAAAGCGGCTACGGCTGTCGCAGCTGCTCGTAAATAAGAAAGTGCTGCGCACTTCATTTGCTCTTTCACCTGGCTATCTCCTAAGTTGCCCTTAGTTTGTTAGCCCTAACTTGGTAATCATTTTACTCGCTTGCTCGGCGTTTAGATGTAACTCAAAGTGCATTTCGTCTTTACGGCCTCGGTAATCACCGCCCCAGGTTAAGCCGTATTTTTTAGCTAGCGCCTGGATCATTGGTACTTTCTCGGCTGGAAACGTACCGATCTTGCCTAGCGGGTGATGAGCGGAGTTGAGGTCTAAGGCTGTACCTGAGCTGTGGTTACTCAGCTTGTCGGTAGTACCACGTACCATCCTGTAGCAATAGCCCCAGTCATCCAAGCCGCCGGTATCTATTGGCTCAATAAGTAAGTGGAATTGAGCAGCAAACTCAGCTACTAACGGCCCACAGCCTGAAGCTGCTTTGATCTTAATATCTGTACCGCGTATTGGATACGATTTTATGCCGATCTCGGCAGGATCTTTTGAGGCTGGCCAGCCGTTATAGCTAGTCTCCATTAAGCCAGTAGCGCCGCTTCATCGGCTGTAATGCCAAGTTTAGCTAGCAGGGCTGCCTTAGCAGTTGCCTTATCAGCTGCCGCTTTATCTTCATCGGCTTTAGCCTTGGCGTAATCGCCTGCATCTTTAGCGCGCTGGGCTACTTCCTCGGCTGTTAGCTCTAGCTCTGTAACTTCGCCAGTCTCACAATTTACTACGATCTTTGTATCTGCCATTTTATTCTCCTTAGGATTTAGATATGCCGTAAAGGGTTGCTGTGCTGTATTGGTTAATTAAAGTGCCGCTTAACGGCGCTAATTTAATGCTGGTAATTGCTGCGGTACTAGACCATAAGCCAGCCGTCATCAACATATAAGCCTGGGTTGCGTTATTTTCTGAACCGCTATTTCCTGAAGTTGATTTATTAGTGCTACCTGCATAATTAGGAATATAAATTTCACCGCTGCCAAACACGCTAGCAGTTGCATTTGTAGCTGGTACAAAGATGGCGTCTTCAATAGATGCGCTACCGCCATTAGTGAAAGAAAAAGCCGTTCCTGCATTTGTATCAGCACCTAAACCACGATTAGAAAAACTTGTTGTAGCGCCGTTGAAAGTTAATTTAAGACTATCAACTGACTGCCCTATGCGATTAGTTCTAGCAGTAATTGCAATTAGAAGATCGGTGTATGTGCTAGGTATAGAAGTAAAATCTATGCTTACTGCACCGCCAACGCCAACGGTAACGGTGCTACCTATTTTAATATAAGTTGCCATTTATGCCGCCTTAATTCCGTATAGGGTAAAGGTAGAGCCAATTTGAAAATCACCTGAGCCAGTTTCAGCGGTTAAACTCATAGTTGTAATTGCAGCGGTGTTGCGCCACATTCCAACCAAGCCATTTACTATCGCATCTGGGTTATTGAAGCGAGCGATAACCGTTTTATAGGTAGTCGTATTAGAATAATTTTGTACTGAAATAATCCACGGCATAAAGTTTCCAACTGTGCCACCAACGCCAGCGCCAGGATTTACATAGATACCATTTTGATTTGTATGCCGAGAAGATGACGCGGCCGATCCGCTACCTGCTACGGCGGTTGCGGAATAATTAGACCCTGTATCGGAATTGAAGCGCAATATAGGTTGGTATGGCCCTGTAGCGGTTTTTATACTTGCCACAATTACTATATCTGTATATGTAGAACTAATAGAACTAAAAGTAACCGTAGTTGTAGCACTAGATAAAGTATTTGTCGCTATTGGTTCGTAAGTTTTAGTAGCCATTAATTTATCCCATACAAAGCAAAAGAAGAAGCGGTTGTAAAATTGCCATTTTCAGCAATAATCTGTATTGAGGTAATTGCATTAGTGTTGCGCCAGTTTCCAGAAGAAAACCAAACATAGCCCGAGCCGTTAGCATCTGCGCCGCCGAGTCCGCGCAAAGTTTTATATTTATTAGTATCTGTATAGTCGTATATATCTACTACCGCACCGCCATAAATATTTGCGCCAGTAGATGCGCCGCCTTCAAGAGATACCGACATACGACTAGCGTTAGCTGTACCGGATGAAGAAGCGGATGCGCCATCACCTAAAAGCAAGTGACTGCTATAAGTAGTTCCAGTATCAGTATTAAATTGGATAAATACTTGATTTAAGCCTGCGGAGTCGCTGCGAGATAAAAGACGAATTTGTAAGTTTCTGTATGTAGAAGGGATAGAGGTAAAGGAAATCGTGCCACTAGAACCCGTGCCATTAGCCTTGGATATTGACTCGTAATCGCCTACCGCTGCGGCTGTTGCACCGCCTAACATAGCGGCGATTTGTGTAGAGATCATTAGGCTATGCCACCTACTACATACCAAGTGTTAGCCGCAGTTTTAATGCAAGCAGCCGATTTGTACTGGGCAAGTGTTGGACTAGCTGCAACCGCACCGGCACTTAGCACCGTAGTAGTACCGCTGGTCGTAGCTGAGATAGTGCAAGTACCAGCGCCAATATTTAAAACCGTTAGCACCGTACCGGTTGGAAAGGCAACGCTCGCATCGGTAGGGATTTTAAAAGCAATAGCCGTAGCTTTGTTCATTACCTGCAGCTCTTGATAAGAGTCATTTAAGGCAGCCGTATAGTCGGCTGTCTGTGTCTGCACGTCATACTGAACTAAAACGTTCATATCGGTAGCAGTTAAAATATCCCCTGTAACATATGGATAGCCTGTTATTCCCATTTATATCTCCTTAGTAGCTCAACGTTGAAGTGCCTAGAATTGCGTATAAATTGCTGTCTAAAATCAGGCCGTCAATTATCGGCTCTAGTGTTGTAAAGGTAACTTTCCAACTGTTTAGCTTTATCTCCATAGCTACGCCAAATACCTGTAAAGTCTTAGAAAGCGTAGAAGTACCCACAGCTGCAGGCTGAGTAGTGGTAATAGTTACCGGATCAAAGTAATCTAGGTTAAGAGCTGCGATAGTGCCTGCGGTGTAATTTTCTGTATATAAATCTAAAGTGATCGCATCGCAACGCACGGTAGTTTCGGCCCTAGAAGCCACGTAAGCGCGTGCGTAGTCCAGGGCTACTGTGTCCGTTTCCATCATTAGATTTTGCTGGTTATAGCTATGCAGAAAATATTTATCCACGCTGGCAGTATTAGTGGCATTTTGAGTAGTGCCACCTGTACGCGTTATATCGGCCTTGTTATAGACCAAAGCATCGTTAAATATCCACACAGCATTGTTATACGCTATGCCGCTGCCATCATCGGTGAAGGCTACGGCGGTTTGATTTACGCTAGTGGTCGCTGTCTTACGGTCTTTAAATACAAAATTGCCATACGCATCTACATATAACGCGCCATACTCTGATAACTCTACGGTCTGCATAGCGGCAAGTGAAGTACGAGCCGTGCCAGGGTCGGCCTGCATTGTGGTTTGTCCGGCATCTATTGAACGCTGGGAATTAGGCCAAACGATTTGATCTAGTATTTTGTTAATACGTGTGCCGCTTAGCTGGCCTGCCGTGGCATCTGTGACGGTTGAAATCTGGGCGTTTTGGGCCAACCTAAAGGCATCTACGGCCGTAATAGTGGTGAAGGATACATCGCCTGTAAATTGTGGGGTAGTGGTGTTATAGCTAGTAATAAAGCCTGAGAAGATCGGATATGTAACGCTGTTATATGTAGCTGTTATCTGTACCTTACGCATTGGATTTAAAAGGCCATAGTAAGGCCCTGTTACGTTTTGGCTGTTGAAGTCTCCATTTACATCTACAATTTTAAGAGTAAGTGTGCCAGTCTGAAATTGGTCGGACTCAGCTGAGCGGCCGCGCTTAATTGAGATAGCGCTTACCTGGTCTGATACATCGGCCGTTACTACTGCGCCATCTGCTAGGGCGTTAGTGCCTAATACGCCTGTACCTAAAACCATAGGCATCGCAAAACTAGGGCCAGTAGAGAAGTTAATAATGACGTTAATTACTGGGATAGCCATTACAAAGCCCCTGCAAACGTGGTGCTATCGCCGTAACGGTTTAGCTTCTGCATAGCTCGCTTTACAGCATCGGTTAAATATTCTTCGCTGCCATTAGGCGCTTCTATAGTTATATTTTGTACTAGCGGTTGGCTGTAAGTAAAGGATGGGTTAGCAGCGGTGTAGTCATAGATACCGCCTGGGTTGCCCATATCAGCGGCGTTACTAATTGAGGCAGGCACATCAGGCGGGGTAAAAGTAAAAGATGGGTTAGCAGCTGTGTAGCCGTAGCTGCCGGTGGGGTTGCCAATTGAGGCTAGGCCAAGGGCCGCACGGTTAGCCTCTGTAGCTAAATATTTAAGGTTATCGGCTGCCGCTGTCTCTGCTTTAACCTTGGCCGCATTAGCCGCATCTAGATCAGCAAGGCGTTTAGCAGCTGAATTAGCGTCATCATCCATAATAGTTAGCAGGCTTTGTATGCGTGCCTTTTCTGCATCATCTTTAGAGTTAAGCAGGGCAGTTTCTAAGTTAATGCGGTTTATATCAAACTTCTTTTTTAGCTCATCTAGATCGCTAGCTTTCTTTTTAGCATCTAAATCGGCTTGAGCTAGTTTCAGCTTGGCTTGCTCAGCCGCATTATTGGCTTTAATAATAGAAGTGGATTTAGCACGCGCAGCGCTTTCGGCTGTGAAGTATTGAGAAGTGCCGCTGTAATCAACGCCTTTACCCATATTGGCTTTGTTTGTATCTTGGCCTAATTTTAATAATAAACCCAAAGGTGAAGCTTTAAATAGTAAACCGATGAGCTGACCAAGTACCGGCACGCTGGAAATTGCTGAACTTAATAAACCTATTTCCCTAATAGCCTCGGCTATACCTGTGGCAAAATCTTCCATACCTGTAGTTAAAGCATCTATCTCAGTATTTTTACCTAGGGCCGTTATGGCATCTACTAAGCCTTTACCGATAATCTCTTTGGAGTTTTGAGCCGCAACGCCTAGGGCGGCTATTTGGCCTGCATAGGTTTTAGTTGCAGCTAGGGCCTGACCTTTGAACTTGGCATTTAACTCACCAAAGATAAGGTTCAAGTCTCCACTAGCTAGCGTGGCTTTAGATAAACCTGCGCCGAGCCGACTCAACGCTGTGGTGTTGCCGCCATAAGCCTTAGCCAGGGCCGCGGATACTGACTCTAAATCTTTACCTGTACCAGCTGAAATATTAAGGGCAAGCTCTAAACCCTTTTGGCTTTCGGTAACTGATCCTGTGGCAGTAAGTAACTTTTGAAAGGCGGGGCGCAGTTCATCATCTAAGACTTTGTAAGTCTGCTGCATCCGAGCTATAAAACCTTCGGTAGCAATAGTGGCAAAGCTGTTGCCAGTATTTTGTAAAGTCACCGCTAAAGATTTGGCAGCCTTTTGATCAGCCACAAAAGCTTTAACCGATGCTTTACCAAAATTGACTATGGCTCTAGTACCGTAAGCAATACCTAAGCCACCAGCTAAAGATTTGACCGATTTGTTTAATTTTTGTAGAGCAGTCTCAGCTACCTTAAAACCACGGGTATCGGCTTTTGAGCCAATATCTATATTTACTTTAGCTGACTGGGCCATCACGCCGCCTTGCTAAAACTTTGGTATTGGGCGCGGGCGTAAAACTCTGTAGTTGCCTGATCTATAGCTCTAAGTGCAATACCCATAGGATCTCCATTTTGGGAAGCCCGCCAAGCCTTAAATATTAAACGGCCTCTACCTTGCAGGCTAGAAGTGAGCGGCCCCATATTTTCTATAAACTTTGCACCGGCTTTAGGGTTATTAGATCGGCTGACCTTGTGGCTTGAGCCACCTGCTTTAGGGCCTACCCACGGCTGACCTTGTGGATTTTTACGACCAGCGGTTTCATAAATTGCGCCAACGGCTGTGTTATTAAAAACCCTAGCCATTGAAGAAAAGCCGTTTTTATTTATTTTGCTTGGACTTACTGAGTAGCCAATACCATTTACAGCTGTACGCGAATTCCATTGTGGGAAAAAGCCTTCTGAGAAGCTGCGCCCTGCCCAGCCGCTCATTGGAGACTCGGCAGGTACTAGCGATTTAGCCAAGGTTGATACAGGTTTTAACGCACGTCTTAGTTCGGCTTTTAAAGCCTTTTCAAGATCGGGAGTAAATAAGCGCATAGCTTTGCGCAGATCGGCATTACCGCGTATTTCTACGTTTGGCACGCTCGCGCTCCTTTGCTCTATCGCTTAAAACCTGTAGTACTGCTTTAAACATAACTTCATCCATAAGTAGGACTTGATCCGGACTAATTTTTAACTCAACGGCCAAGCTAGCCACTAAGTAAGTAAAAGAGTTCCGGTCTACCCTTTTGGGCTTTCATCCTCAATAACTTCTACCGAAATTAAATCTTTTAAAAAATCATCACCAAACGGCGGGATAACTTCGGTACGCATCAACGCATTGTGGGCGAGCCAATATAAGTCGCTATTTTTTTCGTGTTCGCGTAGCTGCTTATATAGGCCCTGCCCTGCGTACTTCTCAAACGCGACTTCAACCACCGGCGTAATACTTACAATAGTTTCGCCGGTAGCCCTTGTGATCTTTAGCCGTGCCATTATTGCCCCTTAGAACGATCCAGTAGTTGAGTATGCAACGGATGAGTTGCAAGTAAAAGTCATAGATGATCGGGCAAAATCTCCAGGTGTTCCAGGTGATCCGACCGGTGTTAGGTTATTTATTAAGATAGATACTGTGTATAGCGGGTTAGTGGCGCTAACGGCAGTTCCTTTAACTGGGATAATTACAGCTGTAACGGTTGTGCCGTAAGCAGCTTGTAACGTTGCTTGTACTTGAGATGCAGCCCAGTCATTTAGAAAATCCACAGCTAAGGT